TCGTAGAGCAAAAATTAGAGATGATATATTTCAAGCAGCAGTAGCATTTGATAAGTATAAAATCATTGGAGAAGAGAGACCTGATCATATTGCTAATAAAATTTATGGAAGTCCTCAGTATGATTGGGTAATATTAATAGCAAATAATATTATTAATCTAAGGGAAGAGTGGACATTGTCTGACTCTGAGTTTAACAATTACATTCAAACAAAATATACTCAAGCAGAACTTGCCTCAGCACATCATTATGAAACCACTGCTTACTTTGATACCAGGGGAAAAATGATTGTTCCTGCTGGTAAAATTGTAGACTCTGATTTTACTGTAACTTATTTTGATTATGAAATACAGGATCAAGTTGTATTAGGAATCCCATATACCTTTGACTCTTCAACAACAACCTTTGACTCTAGTTTAGTAAGGTTTGATATGGAAGAGCAGATTCAAATTAGACAAGGTACTTCATATACAGTTAACCCAGTCAAATCTGTAAGTGTTTATGAGTATGAGATACAAAGGAATGAAGATAAAAGAAATATCTATGTACTAAAACCTAGATTCCTACAGACAATTATTGATGACCTAGATGAGATCATGAACTATGGATTCTCATCTCAGTATGTAGATAGGTCAACAAAAAAGGGAGACAACTTAAGAATTGTCTCCCCTAGATAATCACTCTTCAGCCAACCTCTGGAAGTAACTAAGAGCATCATCATCTTCATCTGCTGCTGGTTTAGCAATAGTGAATGATGGTTCATTCTTAGGAGGAGCAGAGAACTCTTCTTCATCTTCAAAAGATTCATCAACCTTTTGAGTCTTTGGTTTGCCAAGGACTGCTTTCAGACGAGTATCAAGTTGCTCATAGGTCTTCATAGATTCTGAGTTAGTAAACTCAGTAAGAGCATTTGCTTTTTTCCAAATTGCTTCTAGAACATCATCATCAAAATCTCCAAGAACAGAAGGAGATTCAAACTCAGACTTATCATAGTTCCAATAACCATCTTTCTTGGTGATCTTCAGTTTGAAGTTTGCACCTTGCCAGAAGTCAAATGGATCAATTGGAGTCTCATCTTCAAACTCAGGTTGCATTGCAGCAGAGATCTTATCAAAGATCTTCTTGCCAAACTTATACAGGAATACCTTACCTTCATTCTCAGGATGTGCTTTGTCACTCACAACATAAATGTTGCTGTAGTATGACAGTTTGCGTTTGCGTTGACGCACAATCTCTTGATTTGCTTTACTACCTGTGTTCCACAGTTCACGGTTTGCTTCACAAACTGGGCAGTTCTGACCAAGAGTAGTCAGACAAGTATCAATAAACCAACCACCAGTTCCCTGGAAGGCATGATTATATACCTTTGCCCAAGGAAGATCTTCTCCATTAGGAGCAGGAAGGAAACGAATAACTGCAAATCCATTACCTGCTTTGTCTACTTCTGGTTTCCACAGACGATCATCTGATGAACCACTTGAAGTGCTCATTTTCTCTACTTCCTGTACCAGTTTAGAAGTCAGAGAACCAAGCTTGGATTGTTTTTTAAGGTCTGAAAAAGACATGGATTACCTCGGATTAATAGGATTGATCGGATTAAGATCACAGGGTCATCATACCATGAGCAGATCCCTGTGTCAATGGTATTTATCTGCTTTTATCAGCAGTTTTCCTGAGACCATCAATGGTATTTCTCATAGAATTAAACACTTCATTGATGTTTGGAAGATCTCCAAAACCTAATAGTTCTGCAGACTCAAGCATCTGAGTTTTCATCTTGATAGCATCAGGGTCATTAGAAAGAGAGAGTCTTGTATAAAGAATCTGTTGCTTCTCTAACAAGTCATCAAGAAGATCAATGTGTGCAAGTTTTTCATCCTTATCCATAATAAAAAATGAAGGAAGTTCCTTAACAATTTTCCTTTGGATTTCAGCAATAGTATCCATTTCTGATTTAACCATATCAGAATCAAAAAATGACATATTAATCTCCTATGACAGTTTCTTTCAAAAGTTTCTTATAAAGAAACACATCAATATTTAGAAATGGTGTGTACTTCTTTATTTTTAATGACACAGATTCCCAAATTGGATCTAAAAGTTTCTTATCAAAATTGTTCCTGAACAGGAATATCTTATCCCAAATCACTAGTGTTTCTATATCAATTTTCCCGCCCAGGAACATTTTAAGAATAGGAGGATGTTGCCTTGAACAATCAAATAACTCTTCTAAGTTGTTTGAAGACAACATCTCTTGTGATTGTTGGGTAAAAATATACTGTAAACTTTGTTGCCTTTTCTGCCATTCTTTATAGCAGATGTCACCCCCTCTGATCACATTTCCTATCCATAAACTGTTGGGGTCATCTGATTCTAAAAAGTTGGCAATGTAAAAGTTCTTTATTTCTTCATCAGACTTTTGCCTGGAAAGTTTTTCAAACCAATACTTATCCTTTCTCTTATTGAATGATTCTATTGATGCTCTAGACTTACCTGCATATTTGTGATAATCATATTTTTGTTTTCCAAAATGATTCTTCAGTGCAAGATATTGTTTATAAGCATCAAATGGAGTCATAGCAAAAGTTTAGCCCTAGAGGTACGTTTCAAAAAGTTTAAGTTGACAGCATCACATTTAAGTTTTTCTTTCAATGGTTTACTTACCAACTTACCAACAGAATCAACTTCAATATTGTTCTGTTCACAATAATGAATTATAGCATCAATATAATTCATGTCCTTATTAATCTTAACAATCTCTTCAATAATTTGAGAGAACTTTGTCTGACATAAAAACTTTGATTCTAATGCAGACTTTAGTTTACTTTCCATATTCCTTTAATTTAAATTGAACAAAATCTTTAATGTATTGAGAAAGAAGTTTGATATACTTCATTTTATCATACTCTTCATAAACAACACAATCCCCATCTTCACATGCCATAAGAATGACAAGTTTTTTAACTGGAATTCCAGTTAATTCATAGAACATGCAAGCATATGCTGCTGCTTGGACAAAGTAATGTTCAACCCATTCCCTTGGTTTTTCTTTTTTTGATGTCTTGAAGTCAATAACTGAAAGTTCACCATTGTATTCTGCAATACAATCTACAGTTCCTGCAATGCCTAATTGCTTACTATAAAGGGAACCTTCAAGAGCATAAATATTATTTATCTTATTTAATTCCCTCTTCATAATCTGAAATAACATTGCAGATATAGGAAGGACGTCTGAAGTATATTCTTGATTGTTTAAATGATATTCACACAGAGTATGCATATCAGTGCCACGACTGGTTGCTTGTTTATTAACTCTGTTTGCTACCTCTTCTCCTACTTTCTTTCTCCAGTTCTCAAAGATATGTCTGTTGTGATGACTAGTAACTGAAGTAATTGAAACAAGTTTAATAAGGTCACCATCATCAGGAACCTTATAATATCTAACACCATCAATTGTCTCCCTCTCTAATTGAGGGAGACTTACATCACAATGATTAAACATTAAAAACCTGCTGCTATTTTATTGACAATGTAGGATTTAACTAGACCAGATCTAACAATATCATCAACACNAAATTCAATNGTTTCAAACTCTGGCATNCTTTGAATAATTTTCATAAAATCTAAGATGCCATTTCTTTCATTGTTTTTNGTNAGATCAGATTGTGTAGCATCACCACAGAAGATGATTCTAGAATTATCTCCAACCCTTGTAATTATACTATCAAGTTCATGAAAGTTCAAGTTCTGACATTCATCAACAATGATAACTGAATTATCAAGAGTAGTTCCTCTAATAAATGAGGTGCTCCAGAATCTAATAGTCTCTTGTGCTTTTAGATTTCCATAGAGCATTTCAAATTCCATATCACCAGGCATTTCAAACATGTACTTAACCATGTTCTTGTATGGGATCTGATAGAGTGAAGATTTATCTTCATGATCTCCAGGAAGAAATCCAATTTCTCTTGTAGCTACAAGAGATCTTACAATAACAATCTTATCATAAGGTGTAATCTCACTTAGAACATCTTGCAGTGCTAAGTAAAGGGCACAGAATGTTTTACCAGTACCAGCACAACCATAGACAAACAAATGTTTATCT